TTGCGCGGTCGATTGTTCTTTGAGTGCCTTGCTTGGCTTCTTCGTAGGTGAAGTCGTAGCTGCGAATTAACTTTTGATCGACGTAGATAACATGAGCAGTCCAAGACATTTCAAAGTTATCTTCCATGCACGCCAGCGAATAGGCCGCGAGTTGCTCGCGGTAGTTCCGCACCTGCCCTGTTTTTATATCCGCAACCCACTTCTCGGCCTTGCAGACTGCGTCAGCTGTGCCGAGCTTGCTTAGTCCAGGTACTGCCATCGCAAGGTATTCTTCGCGAGTCTCCACAAACGATCCTTTTGCAAGGCGCGTTAGTTCATCGACTCCGTAGGCGATGACTGACGAGTCTTCGCTAACGATTGCAACGTCATATTCTGCCGATATTAAGTTTCGGATCGCAAGATCAACCGCTGTTCCGCGCTCCGCCGCGGAACTCGTTCCGTTTGCGCCCTCAAAGAGAGCGCATTCGGCGAGCTTGGGTAGAGATGATGGTGATATCTCTTTGCTCATTTGTTTGCTGCCCTCCATTCGATAGCCGTATTAATGAACTGATCGACGCGAAGCGCAACGCGCTCTAGGTATTCCGGTGCGCAGTCGCGCCACGTCTGTTCGCTTGTTAGCACTCCGCGCCCGATCAAAAACTGATTGACCGCGCCTTCATGCTCTGCGAGCCGTCCTGCCCAGCTTTCGGGTGGTGTTGCAGTTGGTGCGACTACGGCTTGCGCCGTTGTCTCAAACAAATGCGCGACCGATGCCCATTCGAGCGGGAGTTCCTCTGCGAGTCCGGATCGCGTCTTCGCATCGTAGGCTGCCGAATGTGTCGTTAGGATGATGCGCTCTTTGCCACCGATACCTTTCCCCTTGCCTGTCTCGCTTGTCGAGACCTTGGTTTTGAACCTCAAGAACCAAAGCTCATCCGCAAACTCTTTGAGTAGTGGTGAGCTTTGCTTGCTCAGCTTCAACTCGTATCGGTCGTAGGCCGCGAGTGCATCTGGTGCTTCAAAGCGCACGATCTTGCTGTGCGCGATCATGACCACGTTCTTGCCGGCGTCGATGAGTTGGTCAATGGATGACAGCATCCGGCTCATGCGCTCTGCGACCATGACCCACCCCTTGCCAAAGCCGAAATCTTCGACGCTAGTCTTCTTGGTGCTGGCGAGAAGGTCTTCAACGCACAGGCGTTCTGCCCAATCTGCCGAGTCTACGACGATGGTTTTGTAGTCGGTCGCCTTGGCTTCTGTTAACGCATCCGTTAATTGTTTCCACGTTCCGATCTCGCAGCGATCAACGTCAAGATGTGACGTGCCTTGCTCGATGTCCAAGAATAGCGGACGTGGGAACTTGGCCGCGAATGTCGATTTGCCTACGGACTCCACTCCGTAGAGTACTACGCGCTGGGCGCGCTGTTGCTTTCCTTTTGTTATTTTCATATTATATTTTTGTTGATTTTAGCTCTGAATATCTTCTAGCGACATACATTAGTGCAGTGGAATCTCTTTCTTCTGAACTATGAGAGCAGTCGATAAGTTCTTGTATTTTATTTTTTTGTATTTCTAGTGATGACCTGTGATCTCTATGGTTTTTTATTTTACCTTGTAATGATTTTATTTCTTTTTCTATTTCATCAATTTCAAGTTTATTATAAATAATAAACTCGATTGGTATTGGTGACTTTTTCATTTTCCTTTTTGTTGCGCTGCGTATACGGCCACAGCGAGTGCCGCCCACGAGTGGGATTTTATGCCGTAGGTTGGCCCCGGCTTGGCCTTTGTTCCCTGCGGCCCGAGTAGGTCGATCAAGGATTGCCTTATGTTGGCATCCTTGGCTCGCATCGTGCCGCACAGGAAAAGTTTGATATCTTTCCTAAAAATCAGTTCCACGTCCACTCTCGCAACCTCGATAAATCGTCCGATCCAGACGCACGTTTCGAAGGTGCTTGCGCCTACGGCCATGCCGTAGCTGGCTATCATCTCGCAAGCGCATCGAGTGTACTCCCGACCGATGAGCACTTGGCGCATCTCCTCGTTCGGAATGTGGCCGTGGTCGATCACCTTGCCGTTGTGGAATTGCACAAAGGCCGAGTGAGTTGTTCCTGGATCAATCGCGAGATTCATATTTTAATGCCTTGGTTTTGATCTTGTCGGCTGGCAATGCGAGAACATCGCAGATGCCTTGAAATGCCTTGGAGCGGATGAAATGCAAAGCTGTGTCTCGATCTCGTTCTTGGTGGGCGTTTAGCTGTTTGCTCATGAATACCTTTTCGCTCCGAAGGTCTTCAACGGCCTGCTGAACCATTCCGCACAATAAATTGCGCGTGAACTCACATTCTGCGTCATGTAACTCCTCGGCAGTCATTCCCCGCGCTCCCTGCGGATCTGGCGGTTCATCCACCAGCGGCGGGTTTGCTCCGCTTGGCAGGTGGCCTTGAGGTTTCCGAGGACGTAGCCACCGACAAATGACGAGGTGCAGCAGACGGTGAAGAGAATTAAGAATGTTAGTGGTTCCATATATTTTAGATGTTGTAGAATTTGCTGCGCACTTGGCTCAGTGCCGTTTTTTCTTGATCGGCGTTTAGGCCGACTTTGATGCCGCCGTCTTGGTTTGGGAAAAGCTCAACACGTTCGATGCTGGTAACATACCAGAACGAGCCGCCACGAACTGCTTTGATCCGGTTTGCTATGCGTGTATATTTGTAGGCTTTTGCAACCGATCCGCCAGACGTGTATGTGAGTTCCGCGCCGATTCTTGAGGACTTGGAAATACCGAATGCGGCGAGTTGCTTCTCTGCGATCTCGGTCGCGTTAAGAATGTCCATTGCTGATGCTGTTGATGCTCGCGCTTTTCCGTTTTCGGCTTCGAGAGCATTGGAGAGTTCGCGGCTTTTAGTGTTGAGTGCAACTTTGATTTTCATTTTTGATTTTCTGTTTTTGGTTTGTATCGGAGGGTTCATCCCTTTCGATGTGAAAACAATCTTCATTATCATTTGAGATGAAAAGAAAATAATTCGCGAAGTGCGAAAATAAATCTGTGGAAAAGTCTTTACATATGCGCTCAACCAATACTGGAGCGCATCTGCGGACTTATTTTAGTTCTGGAATATTTCTGGAATTACGCTCCGCCCATAGCCAAGTGCGCACCGATTCCATCGTTTCGACGTCCAGATTTGCGAACTCGCCGCATTGGTGCTTGAGCGCAGATCGAAGCTCGGAGTCGAGCGCGTCGAGAAGAATTAAAACGTCAAGAGCCTTGCACGCAACCTCATGCTCGTATCGCTCGGAGTCGTCAAATTCTAGAATCAATTTCATGCAAGAACGTCGATTTTTTTAGAAACCTTTGTGCGAAGCGTTGCGAGCATATCGCGCTCGGTCATGCCCTTCGCCCATGCAGGACGAAGTTGGTAGTGCGGTTCGTCAATAAATTTCCAGTCGCCGCCCCATTCGAGCCCCAGCGACTTGCCGAGCGTGCCGAGTTCGTGATACAGCGGATGTTCTCCGCAATATTCCTTGCCGCGAAAGATTCCTACGTCAAACGCAATCCCAAAGTTATGATTTGAAAATCCCGCTTTGGCCCGTGTTACAATTTTAGTGTTAAGAATCGTGCGGCCTTTTGCGTAGAGCGCATCTTGCTCCATGTAACTGCGAGTTCCGCTGATGATCTTAACGTCACAACCAACTTTTGCGCAGATGACCTTTGCAACGCCTAGGAAGGCGCGTGCGGCCTTTTGCATCGCGGGGTGGAGCGTTGCAAGCTGAATCTCCGAGCGGTCGTCAAAGGTCATTTTTTTAGCGATGGTATTTCTGGTAACTCATAGCAAAAAGTGCCGTAATCGGTTTTAACGCATAGCGAGGGATTATTGAATCCCGCGCATGAAGTCAGGAAAGCCATTCCAAGAAACGCGAAGGAGAGAACGATCATCCAAAGCGCAATTTGTTTGGCGTTCATTTTTCTTTGCGGAAGATTTCGATGAGTCCGATGATCGCCGCAAGTGCCGAACCGATAGCGTCCCACCTAGACGGGTCTAGGCTTATGCCCACCAAGCTGCCAATTATCGCGACCCCGCGAATAGTGGATGGTTCTTTGAGTTTTGAAAATAGTGTCTTCATGGTTTTTTAGATTTCAACATTTTGTACAAGGATACCGAACCGATGCAAATTCCAAGGATGAGAGAGAGAACGCGAAGCCAAGCCTCGGCTTCTGAGAACGAGATTAGGACTGCCGCTGCTGGTGCGCCCGTGCCGATGAACGTATGAAAAGTGTGACCGTTCATGTTAGCTCAATCCGCCTTGGCTGATGAGTTCTTCGGTGAGCGTGCAGGCTTGCAGAATGATCGTGCTTCGCTCGCCGCCGGTCGTGAGTTCAACCTCGATCTCGGTCGTTACCGAGGTTGCGTTAAGGAGCAGATCGCGCACGCCGAACGTGTTAAAATCCACGGCTGCGGTCTTGCCGGGTGCTGCGCTCAAGCCGCTTTGCACTTGGAGTGTCGGAAGATCGGTGAATCCTTTGTCGCCTCCGAAGTTGATATCGTAATAGCTATTTTGAACTCCGACAACGGTCGCGTTGTCTGCGCCGATGCTGTCGAGTGCTTGCAAGGCCGTTTGCAGTTGCGCGGCTGTCGTGCTGGCGTCGAGCGGATCGGTCTGCCGTAGGACGGTTGTGGCTACGCTCCCTGTCGTCACCGTGCCTGTGCCTGTTGTGATCGCAACTGCGCCTGCTGTTACACCAAGTAAAAACTCGGTCGTCTGTGGAATCGAGCGCACGAAATACTGGATGCCTGCGGTGTAGCCTGTAAGAGCCGTGAACCCTGTTAGAACCACAGGCTGAGAGAGTGTCAGTCCGTGGTTAGTTGCCGAAATAAATACGCCGTCGGTGACCGTGCTGGCGATGTCCACGTTGTATGTCGGAACCGTCACGCGAAAACTTCCGAGATACGGAGCGCGTGAAAATGAGATTCGTTGGACTTCGTTGTTGATCGTCGAGCCGGTTACCGTGGTGGCGACGCTGACCGTCATTGCCGTGCCGAGATCAGTCCATGTCGGCTCGTAGACTGCTGGCGCAAGGCGGAGTTGAAGTTCTTGAATCTCTGCGTTGGTTGCGTCTCCTGCAATGCGCTCGTCAATGAGAGCGGTTGTGGTCGGAATGAGTCGAGCGAAGTTCCCTGTGATCGCGCCCTGCGTGCCTGCCGAGTTGAATGATACGACGAAGTTTGTTGCCATCGTGCCGTCCACGCTGACCGATCCTGCGGCGGTAATTGTCGAGAGCGAGTTGAGAGCGGACGATATCGCGCCGGCAGTCGCGCTGAATGCTATCGCTCCGCTTGTTTGTGCGCCGAAGGAGAGAGTGAATGTGCCTGATGCTGGAACTCCTGTGCGGCTTCCTACGCCGAATTTCACGCTCGTTCCGGTATAGTCGATCACATTAAACGGACTTGTGATGTTGCCTGTCGCCTCCAGAAAATACAAATTGATTGCGCCGTTATCGCCCTTTACGAAACGTGGCGTTGTAGACGGTGCAAGGCTCGTCAAGCTGGTCGCCAGCCGGCGGTTCGTGGTGTCAATAAAAAGATCGCGTGCCATTTAGTTGGTGGGCTTGTCAACAGCTTCCCATTTGCCTATCGGACATCGCTCGGTTGCCATGCGGAGTTTGGCCCAAGTCGAGCATCCGCATTTGCGACAGCGGCCCGTGGCGTTGAGTGCCTGCGCGTCCCATTCGGGACAGGCGCGGCACGTTGCTTCGCGGGTGGCGAGTGCTTCGGGTGGCGTGGTCGCGAAGCCTGCGCGAGCGAAGCGATGCGCGGCGTTGCCGAAGCGTGCGAGTTGTTGGGCGCGGCGTTCGACTATGTGCGGCGGGAGCGTCATGTAAAGACAAAGTTGGGAGGGTCTACGGCTAAATAGTCCAAGCCAGTATTAGGATCAATGCCAGTAAAGTAATAATACTTATATGAGCCTTCTCCGTTTATTGTAAATGTCCCGTTTGCCGTTGTTAATTCTGGGTCTTCGCAGAGTTGGCCATCACCAAATGATTGAAGTCCAAGTATTGAGGAAAAGGGCGGGTTTGGAGAAGGCTGATCGCCTGCGCCATTCCATTCTGTGTAAAATCCCGCTGTGTATAAACATCCGGTTTCGGGATAATAAATAATATCCGCATTTAATAAAATTGGAGTGAAAAACCCGTCATAACTCCAGGTAGCAAACCAAGCGTCTGGGGAAAAAACACCTACTGGAAAAAAGGAAATTGGCGGAAGCCCAAACATGGTAATCGTATCTATCGTTGCGTTTGCAACAAGCTCACGAAGTGCCTGCGGGATCGTGACACCGCACGGACAAGTATCACAGCACGCGCAATTCACAGCGCGAAGGCCGAGTGGGTCGTCTTTTTTGATCTTGATAAGCCCTTCTGGTGTGCGGCCTAGGGTCATGGGCATTCCTCGGTTGCGATCCATTGCAGGACGCCTTCGACCGATGCCAAAACGTGCGTCCCGCTTGCAATAATCGGTGGCAGTTTTAATCGTTTAGCCGGAAACCCTGCTTGAGTTGCGTCCTCCAAATACTCGTCAGCAACGACCAATTTCGCCCAAGCGAAATTCTGCATCAATTTCGCAGCCGAAAGCGGACTCGTTGATTTTCCGAGAGTTACAACATCGCGAAAATCGTTTGGAAAATCATTCATATAACTGGTCTAAAATCCGTCGAGATCGACAAAGAGATACCTGAAAACGACAGCCCCCACGTCACGGTTACATCGTCGTATTCTCCGAAGTTTGAACGTTGCACATTGATAATGTCGATGCCGCCAATTAGCCGCTCTTGCATTGTGCCGGAATAACTCGATGGGAAATCTGCTGATCCTCGTAACAGCGTATCCAGTTGACCTAAAGTGAGCCTCTCGCCGCCCCTATTTTGAGTGGTGTTGAGCACATACAACACGCGAAATTTTAAATCTGCATTTGGTAATGCTAAAGTCGTCACAGAGTCGTTTTTATTAAGCGTAAATTTTCGAGTCAAAGTGTCGCTTAAAATCTGTATCTGGTAGGATTGGTTGGTTACAACCTGCACCGCGACGCACGGTGGAGTAGTGCTTTCGCAAGAAATCGACGTGCTTTGCACCGTTACTGGGCACTGCACCAGCGATGCGCCGAGCGTCGATGGGATTGGATTAGTGGCGTCTGGAGTCGTTACCAGCGAAGCATTAAAACCCGAAACAGAGAAGGTCGAGAATCCATCGGTGCCGTCGGTTCGCTTTGCGGTTTCCGCGATAGTAAAATCGTTGAAATTAGGCAGCCGCTGTCCCGACACAATGCCTTGCGACAGATTGTCGGCTTTAGTCGTGCGACAACGAAATGTACAGTCGATTCTTTGCAAGCCGCTGTCGAAATTCTCTTTTGTTACGCTTGTTAAAATTAACTCTTCCGAGCCGTAATATGTGTGTGCCATTTTTTTTATGCTAAAACTTGTTGCGGTAGTTTCGGTTCGATTTTTTCAACTGCTGATTTGATCGCTTCGACGGCGGTCTTGATCGCTTGGAGCAACCCGCTTGCGCCCGACTTCGCGGCCACGTCAAGCTCGATGCCGTCTTTTACCGAGTCTCGCAATCCTTTCACGCTCTTTTCTGCGTCAAGCGTGGTGGGTATTGAGCCGAGGTTGCTTGTTGCCGTTTGCACAGCGGATGATGTATCAAGTGACAAGCTTGTGTTAATAGGTGCTGTAAATGTATTTTCTGCTGTTTGCAATGCTTGGGCGGCTGCATTCGATCCGTCCAGCGATAATGGAATCGCTGAAGTAAAGGCATTTTGAACTACTCCTAAAACTTCATTCGCGGCACTATCGCCAGAAATATTTAATGGAATTGGATTTGCAAACGCATCAAGCGTGGATTGCTTCACGTCAGCAATCGAATCATACCCATTTAAATTCAGCGGGATAGGTCGAGCGAACGCCTTGGTTGCATCTATTGCCTGTTCTGCAATCGACGGCGCGGCATTTATTGTCGATGGGATATCTTGGAAAGCACCTTCAAATGAGGTGCGAAGCGATTCCAATCCTGCGGCAAACTTTTCTGGGGAAAATTTAATATTGATCTCTATTGGTTCTTTCCCGATTTTTTTAATCTCTGCTCCAATTTCTTGAATCATTATTTTTGAGCTTTTACCGGCTGTCTCGATTCCTAAAGCCTCGGCAAGCTGTGGGACGCTTGTGACTTTTTTGCCAAGAATTTCTAGATCGCCGCCCATGTCCTTTAAGTCCTGTCTTGCTTGGCTGAATAGCTTGGACATATCAGCTTGCGACATTTCTCTTGCGGTTTTAACCATCTCTGCCGCCGCCGCTCTTGTTGACGTTTCGGCGGTATATGCCGACCCAGCTATCTTTGACCATTCTACCGCTGTCTTAATAGAATGATCTTTTGATTTCTTTGACGACTCAGATGCGGAATACGAAGACGAGTTTACCGCACCGAAATTGATTGCCGATATGTTTGAATTATCAGCGGCATTTTTAATATTATTAGCCGTATTTGAAGTGCTGGTTTCGGTTTCTAGGAAATTCTCGCTAGTGGCTTTGCCGTTGGCTTCAATGGCAGCCATCTCCTCATTCATCCGCTTGGTGGCCTCTTCTGCTCCGAAGAAATCTTCTTTAAATACGCGGGTATTTGCGGCTGTTTTATCAAATTCTTGAGTGACGAGAGCGGCGGCTTTGGCGGTCTCGCCCATGTTGGCAATCTGCGCCTCGCCTAGCTTGGTATTTGCTTCGTCAAGTACCGAAAACATCTTGTCGCCTGCGGCTTGGAATCCAGGCAACTCGGATATCGCTGCGGAGAATGTCATGAGCGACTCGGTGATATGTCGCCCGAATGTGAGAGCGGCATCAGTGAGCGCGCCACCGACATAGGCGGTGACCGCTGACGCCAAGTTGGTTTGCATCGACTGAACCAAAAAATCAATGACCGTGGAGGACGTGTTGAAAAAGGCATTGCCGAAAGTCTTTACTGCGACCTCAAGGGAGGTGCCGTAGGCCTGTATGGTGGCAAGCGGATCTTGGAATGCTCCGATGAGTCTATCCGCGATTCGAGTAACTATATCCATTGTTGCTTGCCCCCATCCAGCGGCATCAACGCCACTAAGCGCGGATGTAAATTTATTCAATGCTGGCAATGCTCCTTCCAAAAATCCGGCGGCGAACTCGAGCACCTTCGTGTTGAGCGCGGCCATGTTGTCGCCCAAGCCGTCGAAGGCGGCGGCAGAGCGATCCATCACGCCAGGGAGTCCTCCGAGTTGATCCTTGGCCCCTTCGATCTCTCCGCTGAAATTTTGCAGGATGGGCAGAAGCTCTCCTCCGGATTTACCGAAGATCGACATCGCGGCTTCGGCGCGCTGCGCGGGATCTTGAATGGAAGAGATGCGTTGGGCGAATACGCCCATCTGCTCGGTGGGTGTCTTGCCGGAAAGCTCGCTCATGGTGATGCCGAGTCTGGACATGGCGTCGGATTGAGCGGCTCCGCCTTGAGCGGCGTCCACCATGAACTTTTGCATTTTGTTGATAGAGGTGCCGACGGCATCCGCGCTGACTCCGGTATTGGTGAAGGCGCGCTCAAGAATGAGGAGATTGCCTGCGCTCTCGCCGGTGCGGGAGGAGAGATCATTGAGCTTCCCGCCGAGGTCAATGGCTTGACCAAAACCTTCCACAACCTGTCTAGCCGCATCAAATGCCGCTTCAATAACTTTTGATCCAACCTTTGCCGCCGCGCCTGCAATGGCTGCCGCAATGCCTATCTTGTCAAAGCCAATCTCGCTTTTATTTCCAGCATCAAGCGAATTATCCCCAGTTTTTTTGATATAAGAATTAAGCTCTTCCACTTTCGGCGAGGTCGCGGTGGACGAATCTCCGATGGCCTTGATGTTTTTCTCCATCGACGTAACTTGCCCGATGCGCTTCATCGTGCTTTCGAGTTCGGTCATGGAAAGCTCACCGCTCGATACTTTGCCCTTCAGCTGGGTAAGCTCGTCTTGAACGGCCTTGAGTGTCTTTTCAAGTCCTGTATCTGTTGCTCCAAATTCTACGGTAACGTCGGCCATTTTATTTAAGTTTCTATAAGCCCTTTTTGTCTCTTTTTTAGGATTGCTTCCATTTGCTTTTTCATTTTTGTAACAATGACGGCCTTGGCAAATTCCTTTTCACTTTCTGGAATAACCTTGTCAGCCCACGGCGTTTTATTTGTCACCTCAACTCTTGGATTTTTTAAGTCCGATGTCATATCCTGCACGCGACCGTTGTCGAAGTCGCCGGTATGCCTTGTAACCCACTTCGGAAATCCTGCGATCAAACTGCCTTTGTTCACCTTTTTGAGCTTGAGTGCGCACGATGCCCATCCTGCTTTTGCAATTCCCACCTTTTTCAAGACGGTTTCCTTGTAAGAGTTCATCGTGGCCTCGCTCACAAACATTTTATCTAGGAATTTCCACCGTCCGATAGTGCGATCTCGCGAGCCTGCGGATGACATCTTACCATTCACAAAAAACTTTTTGTGGAAGGATCGCATATCGGACTGAGACGCATCCGGTCTGAAATAGCTCTTCTCGGTTCCGTATGCGTAACCATCTTTCCCAACAAACAATCGGACGTTTTCGCCTGTTTTATACCAAGCGTATCCACCCTTAATGTTCATTGCTTCGCCGATGATTCCAAAGATTCCAATACGGCGTTGCGAATGCACAGCACTTGATGATCGGCCTCCGACCAGATCGCGAGTAATCGCCTTCTCCCCTGTCAGTTTCGCCTTGTCGTCCGCTCCGAACGGCTGCGTCCGCCTTGCCAACTCGACGCAAAGCAATCGAGCGTTGAGCGAGACGGCGTCAGGAATCGTGACCTCGCGAATGGTCGCGTAGTCCGCCATGATCTGCTCAAATTTCACGCTCTCGAATTTAAACTTTGCCATATTTTGCGAGGGTCGCCTCTATGTTGGCGAGAGCGTCAACATCAACGCTGGCATTGTTACGCAACCACGGGCGGTGGATGCCGTTTGCGTAGTCGTCAGCCTGGAGAAGTTGCAATCCCACCGCGAATGGAAGCTCTTCGAGGATGTGGGCGAAGCCCCAGCCGGTCAGCTTGACGAGTCGAAAGACGTAAGCCGCGAGCCAGTTGGGGCCGTTTAGTTTCCCGATCCTGATCCTGCCTTAGATTCGGTTGCCGATGCGTTGTAAAGCTCAAATGCGGCGTTCATCGCGTCCGTCATTGCCGATATTTCAAGGTGGTGGATCATGTTATTTTCAATCCACGAATCCACAGCGTTGATGAATGCGCTCCGGTCATTGACGACCGAGCGAATCGCGCTGTACGGCTCGCTGTGAAGGTAAGCGAATGCGGCTGATTTCCATACTAAATCCATTGTGCCAGAAAATACCTCGTTGCGTTGCATCCATGATATCGTGAGAGCAGTGATCGGTCGCAGGGTGCGTCCGTTCACGATCTTCGGGCCGTCTTCCATTGCTTGGATGCGGAGTATTTCGTCGTCTTTTTCTAGGTCGTTATCTTTGTTTTTTTTCATATAATTATTTCAAAAATCTGGTCATTTCCTGCTTTGTTTTGTCCGAAGCATTTTCCGAAATGGCAATGCGCTTGCCGTTGTGTTCGATCTCAATTAAGCGCGGAGTGTTGCGAATGATATCCACCAAGACATCGCGGTTCGCTAATGCGGCGCGGATGTAGCAAAGCGGGTTCTCTGGGTCTTTTTCTTCGAGTTCGTCGCCCTCTTTGGTCATTTGACGGTAGACCTGTGAAGCGTCTTGGCCTTTTGCGTTCTCGCCCTCGAACCAAAACTCCGTTGATTCTTTGCCGTCTGTTCGCACCAGTCGAGTGACCGGTGGGAAGTTCATCTTGAAGCCCATTGTAGCGAGTGCCACAGCGGCTTTGAGGTTGATCGTGTGAAAGAATTTCTTGTTTGCGTCCATATATAAAAAGGCGGCTCCCTTTAGCCGGGGAGCCAGCGGCATCAGCCAGGGTTTTAGACGATCTCTGGATACTGCGTTGCGGAAACGGTGATCGACTTGAATGTTCCAGCACCTGTCTTTTCGGAAACGGAATCAACGATGACAGCACCACCAGAAACGCCGTAGGAGGTCGTGTCGTTGGCGAGAGTAAGGATGTTAGCGAGTTCGTAAGCAACGCCGCCGTTGATGACGCCTTCGAGGCTGATCGTTGCGCTTTTTTTGAAGTAAGCCACGGCGACGGTGTCGCCGAGAGCGTCCATTACGGTTGCTTTGTCGCTCTGGACAGAGCGAGAAAATGAATTGAGCAAAAGCCCAGTTTCTTGAAGGAGTCCGAACTCAACGCCGGACGCTACGGATGATGTGATGACGGTTGCTGGCATAGTAATTTGGAGAAATTGTCAACTTGCGAAAAGCGCGGCGTGAACCGTGATCTGAACCGACCGTTCAAAGTGCCGCTCGTTTGACGAAAGCGAAACTGGGCCGTCGCGAAGGATGCCGAATACGAAAGCGTATTGCGGACGGACTGCGTTGAGCTTGGTCTTGAGGCCGGTGATGTCGTGCGAGACGCACAGAACCTGTGACCACAGGTTTTCCATTGCCATTTGATCCATGTCGTCGGCCTGCACGATCAAAGCGATATCGACCGAGAATTGGAAAATCGCTGAGTCGATAATACTCTCGCGTTGGCGAGTGCATTTAACAAAGCACGCCGGCAGCGTCATCGTGCCAAAGTTCTCGGCTGCGGTCACCACCAGTGCGCTCTGCATCTCTTGTTGAAGCGCGAGAACGAAAGTGTCGGTCAATGCTTTTTCAAGCGTCAGCGTGTAGGTGGCGTCGGTGATCATTCGGTTGGTCTTTCTGGCAAGGCCGTGACGTCAACCTCTTCGATGGGCTTTGCTATTGTTCCGACTGGCGGTTGCCATGTTTCAAGGTTGCCGTCCCAGACGACAAGATTTTCAAGCCAGCCACCTGTCTTATTGATCAAAGCGTATCCGTTCATTTTAAAAATAAGTTACCACCACAATAATTCCATTGGCTCCCGCTCCGCCTGCACCGGAAGTAAATCCAAAAGCGCAACAGCCACCACCTCCTCCTCCGCCTCCATAGTTTGCTCCAGCACCTCCTGCGCCTCCGTTTGTTGATGTTGCGCTTCCACCGCCACCACCTCCGCCTCCAGCGTGGACAGATGACCCGGTAACAACTGAGCCAGCACCCCCTGCTCCACCACCCACAGTTCCCGCAGTACCTGTTCCTCCAGAAAGCGCATTTCCGAGAACTGCTCCCCCTTGACCACCAGCATATTGTGTCGTTGGAGTTCCATCCTGTCCACCTCCTCCACCTCCACCCGCTCCAGAAATTTGAGAGTTACTTGCTGCGCTTCCCGCAGCATTACTCCCTCCAGACCCCCCTGCACCCCCAAGCCAGACTGCTCTTGCGTTAGCAGCCCCAGCAGCACCACTTAATCCTGCCGCACCACCACCGCCCGTTGTAGCCCAAGTGCCAAAAGAAGAGTTTCCTCCTGCTGTTCCGATATTTGTTGTTCCGTTGACAACTGTTACACCCGCTCCCCCTGCTCCTCCAAGACCAACGGTAACGGTTTCAGTCGCTCCAAGTATGCTGGCTGGAATGCCTGTTCGGTTTACATAACCGCCACCAGCACCCCCGCCGCCACCTTGTGGGCCAGCGGCAACTCGTCCAGAACTACCGCCACCTCCACCCGCGATACAAGTAACATCGACTGATCTTGCTCCTGCTGGTTTTGTCCAAGTTCCAGAGGATGCGAAAACTTGCACGTCTGTCGTTTTTGCTTTTTCGTTAAACGTAGTCCAATCCGCCGATGCGAGATATCCGTTCGTTGTCGCGGTCGCAACCGGAATTGATAATGCCGGGGTAGTCCCTCCGCTTGAAACAATCGGTGTTGTGCCTGTAACAGACGTGACATAAGTTCCAGAAGCCTGCTTAGAATTAAAAGTGCTCCAATCGGTCGAGCTTAGGTAGCCGCTTGTCGTAGTAGTCGCGACCGGCATAGAAATTGCAGGCGTTGTTCCCCCGCTTGAAACGATAGGCGATGTTCCGCTGACTGCCGTTACCTTTCCGCTTAGATCGACCGAGAGTCCGCTGATCGTTCCAATGGTTAGCGTTGAATTTTGAAACGCCGTTGCGCTCGAATTGAAAAGGATTGCTTGGTTGTCGGATGGAGACGTGAGCGAGACCGAATATCCGCGAAGCTTTATTACCTCTGGTGCTGGGTAAGTTCCGTCGAGATCGCCCGATGCCGCTCCTGTGGGCGTGCGTGAGTCGCTCAAGCGCGAGTCGGTGGTGATGACTGCCGTTCCCGAAATTGCGCTTGGTGAAATTCCAGATGCTGGAGCCTTCGCGTCGAGAACCGTTTGCAGATCGGTCTGGTTTGAAAGCGTTCCCGCGATGCCGCCCCAGATCGCTGATCCACCACCACTTCCCGTGATCCACTCGGTATCGTAGTCCGCGTTCGTTTTCTTCGCGAGCACTTGCCCTGTAAGTCCACCTGTGACCACTCCCGCGCCTGTCGCGCCCGTGTCGCCCTTGGCCCCCTGCGATCCGGTCGGCCCCGCTGCGCCTGCAATGATTTCGGTGCGGAGAATCGGTTGGTTATCGACGTTAGGAACGTCACGGTCTTCTGTTTCTTTGAAAAACAAGCTCATTTGTTAATATCCTCAAGGCTGAAATCGACGCTGACGGCGTCTTGGGAAAGCTCGGCAGACGTAACGCGCAAGCGCGTCCCGCCGATAACGAGAATATCGCCTAGTGAAATCGTCTGAACTACCGCCGAATAGATCGCGGTGATGTTCGTGGCCGAGGTGTTCATGAATCCGCCGTCAGCCAGGCTGTTGTCGCGGCGGTATGTTGTCCGATTGGCAACGAAGGTTGCCTCTCCGAACGTAACGACGACCGGCAACTCGTCCAGCATCGCGGCTAGATCGCTAGTAAATATGTCAAGCATTCCCACATTGTGGGTAATGCGTCAAAACTTGCGCTCGATACGCCGCTGATTCGGATGCGTGAAATCGTGCTTCGGGCTGTCCGAAATGTGAACCCAGCTTTTACGGAGTGCCGATGCTAGAATGCTCGTGCTGGTGTTGATCGTCACGACCTCGTTGGCGTCTCGAATATACGCGCACATATATTCTATCGAATCAAACTCCGCCATGCCGTGAGCGGCCTTCCCAGCGCAAAGAACAGGACTCCCGTTTGCGACATGATGAGCTACTGCCATAACATCGCGAGGTTCTATCTTTTTATCCTGGCTGTATCCTGTCGGAAAACAAAGAACCCACGACTTGAGTTCTGGCGGCGTTACTATTGCTGGCGAGTTTAGAACGATTTGGCGGTCGATGTCCTTGCCTTCTGGCAATAGTCCGTAGACGTAATCACTCCAACCTAGCGGACTCGCACAAAAGTCTTCGTGCAAGTCTGGCCAGATTTGCAGGTTGATGATGCGGTCAAATCCGCTGTGGTCGTTTTGTGGGTAGATTGGTTTGCAGTAATCGACCATTGCAAAAAGACCGTGGTATTCTGCCATACATTCAAACGTGACGTTGTGTCCTTGATCCGCAAAGTGCTTCGCTATTGGTAAGCAACGTGCGATGTCTCCGAGCCGCAAATGGTAAACAATTAAGATATTCAAAACGTGTAATATTGTTCCGCTGATTTTCCTGCGACCCAGCCGTGGAATCCGAACGAACGATCCGCGCCTGCCGTGTTTTCGTGGATGTAATGTTCCCAAGAAAATGCCGCTGCAACATCGACCGGAGCGTATTTGATGCCGTTGCTTTTAAATTCCTTCTCCATTGTTCGGCACAGAAAAACATCTCCTGCCTCGCCCTTCCACAGCGGCTGGGCCTTCGATGCCATCTCCAAGAATTTCTGGCTCTGGAGCGTGAATCCGGTGTTGCCCACTCGATGTCCGACGTTCCAAGCCGCAGGCCACGGTGCACCGATCATATCGTATTCTAGCCACGAATCCTGCCACAGGTGCGGATTGGCGATAAAGCCATCGTGCGTGCAGATGAGCGCGTGCGAGGTGTCGATATAGTCGGCAAATCGGCCTAGTTCCCAATGCATCGCTTGCTGATAGTTGCAGTCCTCTGCAATGTAAACGGCGTCTCCGAATCCACCTAGACCACAAAGGTGGTTGAACAGTTTTTCGCTTTGTTCGTGCCTCGCTTTTAATCCTTCAAACACGATCAATGTGACGTCTTTATTCATTTCGGGTGGAGTTCGTCGAAGATTGCCTTTGCCCTTGCGTACTCTGCCGGATCGTTGCCGCGCTCGTATGTAGCATCAAGCGGACGCTCATCAAAAAACGGATGGTGATGAACGATGCTAATATCGCGAGCATCAACAATCGCCCCATTTTTCGCGGCACGAAAGGTGAAGTCGGTGTCGGAATACACGTTTCGGAATCTTGGGTTAAATAGTCCATGTTGCTCATAATATTTGCGCGTCAAGATCGCCATGCAAAGTAAATCGTCTTTTCTATATCCATCCGAGATACGAAGCACCTGCGGTTTTGAAATGTCGAGACGCTTTTCTATCATCTCGTCCCACCCAGGAGGGCATTCCCAATCGTCCGAGAGTTGAATTATAATATCACCAGTCGCTTGCGCGGCTCCCAAGTTCCACGCTCCGACGGAAAAACCACCCTCTTTTTGCGTCACAGATCGGAATCGTTTTAGAACGTCTGCCGTGGCGTCGTCGTGATCGACCGCAAAGATATGTTCCACGCGCTCTGGGTGCGTTGCTCGTGACAACCATAGCGTCATGCATTGCACGGCCTCTACCGGCCTTCCTCGCGTTGCATGGACTAGTGAGATTTTCGGCTTGTTTGATCCTGCCAGCGTCTCGCGCTCGATCTCTTCGGCGTCTTCGTTGCGTCCGAGCAGGCGAAGCGTCCATGCGTAGAGTTGATCTCCCTTCCATCCGTACCACTCCTTGCGGTGCGTCCATTGTGGAAACTTCGGCGTAGGCACTTCGAGCATTTGTTCCACCACTTTTAACGCTTCTTGATATTTTTTCTCGTCAAGTAGGATGCTTGCCTCAAGCCCGTAGGCTTCGCGCCGCTTCGGCTCAAGTTCCTTGGCCTTGCCTGCTAGGTTGAGCGATGTTTCTCCGCTAGTAATGTTGGCGCAATTTAAAAGGATTTCGTAGCGGTTCACGCCGTCGAGATCGGTCAAGGCGAGTGCCTCCGATCCGTATTTCGCAGCGAGTTCCTTTTTCCCGGCGATAAAGTTTTCGTAGTGCAAATAAAACTTGAAATGCGAAGTCATGCGGTCTTGGTGCATGAGAATCCTGCGGTTGCGCTCGCTGCTGTTTCGAGCCCCGATTGGCGGTGCGTGGACAATCTCCAAGTCTCTCCGCATACATACCGCAACGTCTTTTGTAGGTTGCGCGTTCTCATGCACCGGACGATGCCACCATGCTGTTTTGTAGCGAAAGAAACGCTCCCTCGGTGCGCGTTTGCCCTGCTCTGGAATAACGTAGTCGGTGAGAATCCAATCCTGCTCTGCTGGGCATTCCTCAAGTGCGGCCAATGTTGGCGCGACCATGTGCGGCTCAATTATGTCGTCGCAGTCTGCCCACATTACCCAGCCGTCTTTCCCTGCTAGTTCGTATGCCTTCGCGAATGCTTTGTTTCTAGCCTCGCCGAAGTTGTCGAGGTGCTCCCAATCTGCGACAAGAGGCGAGTTTAAATACTCGTCAACGTGGCAACCTAGTTCCCTGGCGATGTCGAGCGTCCGATCCGGTGCGAGTGCTCCGATTGCGCGGACGATAACAATCTCGTCCCATATTTGCTTGAGTGATTGCACGCATCGCTCGATGCGCGGTTCTTCGTTGCCGCAGATAAGCCCTGCGACCAGCTTCATTTTTTGTTTCATGTTTACAAAAAGGATATCGTGTCAACGCAAAAAAGCCACCCCTTTCGAGGTGGCTTCTTCGATGCTAACTAGCTGGGGAATCTTATTAAGCGAATCCCGTGGTGATGCGGATGATGCTGGATCCGTCGATAACTTTCTCAGCCGAGTTCTGACGAACGCGGAGAACATTGGCGCGGCGCGCTTCGTCACGGTAGGTCTCGGAAACGAAAGGTACGGGACTATCAGCGGCCCAGACAATCGTGCGACCGAATCCACCACCGGAGAAATCTCCGCCGGAGGTTGTGGCGAGTGCGAGGTAGGTGTTCGACCAGATGAACCCACCGGCATAGGCTTGGCCTTTAGCGGCGGTGTTCTTTGGTGCACGACCTACGAGAACGCGATCAACTCCGACAGCGGCGGCAACTTCGCCTTCGCTGAGGAGACGGCTTTGATCCGAAGGAACGATGCCGAAGAACTGGTTCTGCACTTTAGCAGAGCGGCGGATGCGCTCAAACAAAGGCATTGACATGATCAAGGTGTTCGGAAGTACGCCGAACTTGGCGAGTTCCAATTTGGCTGATGCCACATCACCGGGAACGTCGAACGATGTGATGTTCGCTTCTGTATAGGCTGCTGTTGCGCTGATCGCTGTAAGGCCGTTGGAGGCGAATGCTGCGGAAGCAACGCGAGCCTCGTGGCTGATCTGGATTTGGCGCAAGAGCATTCCGGCGATGTTGACCTCGGTGTCGAAAAATCTATCGAGATCGCGGCGGTTGGAGTCAGGAAGAACCTCTTCGAGACCGTACTCGATAGCGTCGAAAGAATCGCTTGTGAACCGGCGGCTTGTGCGGGGATAGCCAGCACCAGCGGCGATTTTAAGAACGTCGTCGTTGAGAGTTTCAGAGTCACCGATGTTCAATTTCAGATACGCGCCGGACTTAACGTCCGAGCTGTAAACTGGCATGACCTCGGTTCCGATGAACAAGTTGTTTTTGTTCGACAGACCTTCGAAGACGGCCTGCGCGATATCGGCGCGAATTGTTGTGTATGAGAGTGCCATAGTGGTATTAGATTATTGGTTGAATTTGGGAACGTATTCGACGACGTCACCGGACACGCCGGAGTTGATCGCAACTCCGATTGTGACGGTGCTTGCGTTGGCGTATGTGCCGAGGATGAGGCCGTTGGTCACCGCGAAAACGGTGTTACCGGCTGTCGCAATTCCGGAAAGGATTCCGAATTGGGTTGGGAAAAATAGTTTGACGGCTCCTTGGTTTCCAGCGGCTACGTCATTCTGAACGACGCCGATGGGGTTAGAGCCGGTTGATGCCGCTTGCGCGGCGTTTGCGCCTGAGATATTCACAAGCGTGTTCGCAGTAATTGCGGAAGCGAAAGCGAAGCT